TTACCAGGATATTTAAGACCATTTTTTATAATAACATTGTTTTGCAAGTTCATCGATGGAATCCAAGACACGTAAAATCTACCATTATTGTTTGGTTTAAATTCAACCATAGTGTCTTTAACATCGCCCCTCCATTGGAAACTACCTCTTGTTACTAAACTCTTGTTTCTAACCTCTTCATTGAAATCTATCTGTTCATATATCTTAGTTAGGTTATATAGAGATAATTTTGCTTCATCTCTAAAAGCATGTTTTTCTGTTCTTGGAAACTGACGGTAGTATTCGTTTAAACCGTCTTGATCACTTTTTAAACCATCTACTTCATTTTCCCAATGCTCTATTACTCCTGTGGTTATTAATTCACCACTTGGATCGACAGTTTCTTCACTTGGCGTATCGAATACAGGTACTCCATAAGCATCGATGAATCCTTCGTAATTCCATTCCATAGGTATGAACAAACTATATAATCCTGAGCTAGTCTGTCCGTTGCGGTTTCTCTCCCTGACGTCTGAAGCATAATATAATTTTTTAAAATTAGAACCACCTTTCTCTAAAGCATTCGATGTACTACCCATCATACACTTTCCTACTATTCTTTTACCTAAACGTAAACAAGTTTTAGTAACCCTCCAATTGTTTAGTATATTATCAGGTCTTTCCCACTTACCACTTTCATCGTGGACTAATAGTTTTAATTTTTCCCCGTCGTACGAGTTGTCTCCGGTGTTTTTCCAGTCGATCGTCGTATCGAGCCCTTGTCTTTCTTCGGAGGCGATACCTTCGTCAAGTTTTTTTCGCGTAAGTTTGGAGGCCGGGACCCTGTACGCAAGCTCCGTCTTCGGCCTGTCCATACCGTCCTGGATTGGTTTGAAGAAGAACGGATAGTTAACTGAGATGGGTACGACCTTATCTGTAAACATCTTTTTTGCATCCTGACCAGACTTTGATAAAATGCCGAATCTGGAGTCTGTTGATATTGTAGCTTGATTAACCGTTTCGCCTGAGGCCATGAAAGAAAACCCTGACCGTCTGTTCTTAAGATAGCACATTCCGTAACAACGAACATCTGATTTACAAGCTTCCCAGAATATAAAGAATAATCTGTTTGACTCCCTATAGTCTGCTGCCCCAACATCAATCTTGGACCACTGCAAGAACATATAGTGAGTGCCAGTAATATAGTTACTATTACCATTATTTTTGAACCAAAAACCTTGCTCTCTTCTTTTAAACTCTTCGTCAATATAATCATACCACTTTTCTTTAAATGCGTTAGGATATTTCTCCCAGTCAAATACGCTCTTTATCTTTAAAAGCTCTTTAGGGTAATCTAACTTCTCCCATTTTTGCTCTTGTTTTTTTCTCGAACGCTCGTATATGTTTTCAGGTTCTAAAGGTAAACCTATAACTAGGTTTTGTATTTGTATGACATCACCTAAAGTTCCGTCTTTACTTATTATAACTATATCGTGATCAGGATTATAACCATAACTCCACTTTTTGTGTCTGTTATTTTTCTTTATAACTGATGGCTTGATATAATTATCTAGTGTTTTTACTAATGTCTGCTCGTACATCATTTAGACCTCCCTTCCGCAAAACCTTTGAAAGGTTTTTCTTTAGCGTTTTCAGTATCATTTATCATACTCTTCTCCTCTTCTATTCGAGTGAGTATCTCAAAAGCATCAAATATAGCTAGTTTCTTTGTAGCTGCTGCGTTCTTCAATCTATCAGCAGTTATATCATCACCTGAATCTACTATAGGTTCCTTAGCTACTTTTATTAATTCCTCAACTGCTCTTTGCCCAGCTTGGATTATATTGAGCTTGGTTTTCTTTGTGCTCATATTTAATTACAATGTCTTTTGATTTCATACAATATAATAATTCATCGTTAACGACAAATTCAAATTCGCTGTTAGGTGTAAAACCTATAACATCTCCTTTGTTTATTTTAAGAGCTTCTAAGGAGCTATTACCATATCTTAGTATTCCAATATGGTTTTTACGCTTCTTTAACTCTAACTCATCCTTATTAATTATAGGTGCTACAAAGCATCTATTATTGAAAGGTTTCCACGAGTTGTCTTTACCATATAAATATATTTGATCTAATTGACAAAAATATTTATTATCTTTAAAGTATTTACTGCTATTTACCTCTTTACCTTTTTGGTTGTAGTATCTTCTAAATACATTGTGGTGAATAATAACCTCATCACCTACTTTTATAGGGGTTTTGAAGGCTATTGGCACAGATATTACTTTAGCTTTATTATTTATAAATTTGTGACTTTCTATTTTAGAATTTAAAACTAATTTCTTGTCACCTATTTTTAACTCGTTGTCGTATCTTTCTCCTACTGGTTCTACAATAAAGTCATATACACTTCTCATCAATACTGAAGATCATACTCAATGGATATTGCCATGTTAGAATTAAACTTCTTCCATGGCATTACCTCATTGTTTTTTTTGATATGTATATTATAAGAATTGTCTTCTTCGTCTAGCAGTATATAAGCTATCCTGTGACCGCCATAAACTTCTTGACCTACAGAGTAATGCATCGCATCATTTTTGTAGTCTGAACCTATGCTTATTTTTCTTATAATAGAACTCACTATTCCGCTACTTGAAGAGTTTTTGATTCTTCAGCTTCTACCTTTTCAAAAGATCCATCAGCTAAGTTTACAGTGATATCACCGTATTGTTCCTTTAATTCTGATTTAATTTCTTCTAACGCTTTAGCAGCTTCAAAATGCGCCCCTAAGAATTCTGCTTTTTTAGCTTCCAAGAAACCGATTTCAACTAATATAGCGTTAACCTTTCCTTGTCCTTCTTTTACTGATTTTAATTGTTCTTCTGTTAATTTTCCCATTTTATTTAATTTAATTGGTTATTTTTATATATAATCACACTGTTTATTGTAAAATTACTCATTACGTAATTACTATACTTTATTTACTTCAAGGCTACTATGTCAGTAGCAGTAGTACCTGTAGATAAAACATAGTCCACAATCACATTTAAAACCGATCCACTTTGAACGTTTTTAAATACAATAGCTTCGTTAGCTGTTGGAAGCCCTGAGCCAGAAGCTCCTGTTACACCAGAAAGTATTACCTTTACATCACCACCGGTTCCTACGTACAAGCAAGAACTTTTTAAGTTAGTTGCTACACTTATTGTGTCGTTTTTAGTTACACTAGCAGCAAAAGTGCCAAAGTCTGGTTGATTTGCGTATTGTCCCATTTTTTTTATTTATTTATTTTTATTGAATAGTGGCCCTAGTTTGTCCACAATTTTTTCACCACTCCTACCTATTACATAACCTCCAATACCTATTTCCAGTAAACCCCAAAATTGAGGTTCTAACGTAGGTGTTATTAGCTGTGCTGATAGTTGTGATATAAATTTAGTGTATATAATTATAAAACCAAACGAAAGCATTAGTATTGGTCTCCAGCTTCTCTGTAACCAATTACCACTAGCTTCAGCTACAATAATCTCAGTCTGCATTTTTTGGAGTTCTAGCTGAGCATCTTGTAACACTTTAAATATTTCATTTCTAGCATTTAATCTTTCTTCCTCGCTAGTGAATAGGTTGTCAACCACATCACCTACCTGTTTAAAAACTTTAGTACTGAAAAATTCTAATATTTTTTTCATTACATACGGTTAGGGTCGTAGTTTAATTTACCATTTTTAGTAATAGGTCTCGTTTTGCTTCTGCTAGTATCAAGATTTTTATCTAATTTCTTGAGGTTATCCCCAACTTTTTTTAAACCTCTTGTAACCATATTACCATCCTTGTTTTCGTCTCCTAATATAGTGTCGCCACCAAAAATTCCATCTGTGTTTTTCTTTGGGCTTGGATCTTCTAATAAGTTTGGTGATAATCCTCTTCCTGTCTTAGGCATGTTCATTCTACCTGGTGATTGTTTATAAGCCATAATTTATTTATTTATTTATTTTTTAGTTTGTTTATGAATTTCTATACGCCTCAGCTTCCCAAGGTAGGTTTTTAGCTCCTTCTTTCATTTGAGCTCTTGAATATTTTTTACCTTTCCAATAAACGTAATTATTGTCATAGTCTAAGTCACCACGCTTCATTTGGCATATATGTACCATTTCGTGATCTATAACACTTTGTTCTTTATCAGCACTTAAATTCTTATTAAGTATTATAGTACCATTGTTGTTGGCTTTACCTAAGACATTATCCTCCATATCTACTCTATATATAGGTGTATTGTTAATTGAATAAGGTGGATTGTCCAGTTTAAATGCCATGAATTTTTTAGTTTATAATATAATAGCAAGGAGCTTTTAAACTCCCTGCTATATATTGTTTAGTAATTATGCTATAACTACTGCAGTTATCTTAACGCCTGTACTGTTTTGTACAATTGACATGATACCACCTGGATTAGCAGTAATTGCTTTTTGAACAGCTTCTGCCCATTCTTTAGCTTTTCCAGTTACAGTAAATAAGAAACTTTTTCCAATACTGTTGTAAACTGTAAATTTGTTTGCATCTCCAGTACCATTAGCTAAACCTTGTGCTACTGATACAATCTCTCCTAATAATAAATCAGAAGTTAAGTTAGCTACATTTACGTCTGCAGCTTTAATTTTAATGTAATTTGCCATAATGTTTTTTTGTTAAATGTTAAATGTTAAATGTTAATGTTTGGCTGAGTTTTATTACAGGTCTCTACTGTTATTTATTTTTACGAGCTATTCTGTCTTTTTTTCTTTGAGCACTTCTTTTTATTCTATCTGCCTTTCTAGTATCACCAGAGGCTTCAGCTTTTTTTGCTCTAATAGCTTTTCTATCCAAGCTCTTAACCTTACGCTCAGACTTTTTTTGAGCACGACCTTCTTGCTTTAGTTTTCTACCAGCTTCAATTTTGCTTTTAGCGGTACTTCTACCACCAGTAGCGTCTTTGTCGATAGGCATATCTTCTTCTAAATCTCTAGCCTCGGAATAATTGAGTAAAGCACTTCCACCCATATGTTTATGTATAGAGTGAGAACCCATTTTCATTGGAGATCCATACTTTTTAGCTGGACTGTCTTGATCATGTCTAGCATTTTCTAAGTAATGTAGTCTAGCACTAGGTTTTAAGTTTTTGTTGTACGCTTGTTTGTAGTCGAATTTTACACCTTTTTTCATTATTGTTATTTTTTAGATTTATTTTTTTGACAAAATTTTCTAGCAGATTCTCTACTTCCAAAACCCCATTTTTTAAGAGCTTTAGCGTATGGAGTAGGTTCTCCTTTAGCGTTCTTCATAGCGCCTGACATTCCAGCAAACCTGCAGGCAAAACCA